CCCTGGAATTCAACCAGTCACGGCGTATCCAAGGCGGCGACTTCTCCAAGGCTTCAGCCAGATCCTTGTATTCAATGCGATGGATGAACACCGTCGGATCTTCCCCGGACTCTTGCAGCTGTTCCATCCTATGAAGCGGCCCGCCCACTGCGTCCACCGTAGAATCAACCAAAAGCCAAGAGTTCAGGGAATCGCCCAAGCTGGAAGCCAGGACTTGCATCGGCTCTTCAGACGGCGCGGCGTGGATCTCGGAAACCCAACCGACGGTAATCCGCTCACCGTATAAGCTGGATATGTTCAGGGAAACGGCTTCAATCAGATTTTGCAGCTTTGGGTATCTGATCTCGTATGAACGGACGTTCTCCCTTCCGATCTGAGCAACCAACGACGGAGTGTTCAAGATGATGGATTTCAGGGTCTGGAAACCAACGGACAAGGATTGACGTTCAGTGTTCGCCATTACCTTGATGTTTTCGGTTTGCCAAAGCGTGAACCGCCATAGAACCAGAAGCGCGTTCAAGGTCGTCTTGCTGTGACGGCGCGGGAAACTGAACCCGATCGTCCCGAACTGCCAATTCCCGGCCTGGTCCACCTGCAAGGCCCGGCGTATCGCGTCCCGCTGGAAGTCGGCGAACTCAAATACCTGGAACCCGCCCCTGGGAGATATGATCCTTGGCTGGATATCATTTATCCACTGCTCGAACCCGGCGGCCCCGTCCTTCCACTTGCGAACCTGGTCGGCTGTGAATCTCATCGGCCAAACTCCAGGTTCAGGCCCCGGACGATCGCGCGGCGTTTCTCCACTGGCAGACGTGCCAAGGCCCGGACGATGGTTTCCAGATCCAGTTCCCCAAGGCGACGTTCACATTCCAGACAATAACCCCGGCGGCGGTCGATCTCGGCCCCGCAGTGGGAACACCTATTCGTCGTCTTCATTGTCGCCCCCCTGGTCGTCCAGGATGATGTCCGCGACGTCCCGCGTCATTTTGTCCGCCCGATCCTCTTCCCGGCGGCGCGCGTATATCCTGTTCAGCTCGATCAGTGACTTCCTCTTGGCCTCTTGGTACTTCAAGAGATTAGTTGAAAGCGCGGGAATCAGTTGTCCGCTTTCGTCGATCAGATCTTCCCGTTCGTTCGCGTGCTCCAGGATCACCCGTTCAATGGCAAGGTTCGTGGCAATGTCATGTTCAAGAACCTGGACTGCTATTTCTTCAGGATCACAAACCCCCAAGAGTTCGCGGCCCTCTTCAATCAATTTTGCCATGCGACGGCGGCGGTCCAGATGCCCGTCTTCCATCTTGCGAATCAGATCCCGGATATCCTTCGGCGTCTTCTCCTTAGACGGCCCCCCTGGATTTGACCTTGTGAACCGTCCCTGCGTATCCCGTGGCTTTTCTGACATGATATCCACCTTATCTTCTGGACTTTATTTGTGGTTCCAAACCGTACCGAACCGAACCAAAGGGAAGCCCGTCATTCCTGGACGGGACACTTCCCACGAAGTGCCCCAAAATCACCCCCGTCAACCCGACTTGTAAACCGAAAACAGATCAAGGTTGACAAGATTACTTATCGCCCCATTTTTCCGCTTCCTCATACCGAATAAAGTTCCCTGCATCTTCGCATGAATCCATAAATTCGCCAGCACTAAAGCCAATGATCCTTTGATATCCATCTTCCTCTTCAATCAATGCCCAAATTGAAACAGGAATCGGGAATTCCACGTCTTCATCCTTATGAACGGCAACCATTGGGACAGTAGGCGCGACGATCTGCAAGATCTTATACTTCGTATTCATAAACCTCTTCCCCCTGCTTTACAGTTTCCCCAAAAACCCGTTTCCACCGCTCAGGATCAACCCCCGGTCCATCCAACAAAGGAGCATAAGCGAACCGGATTGAACCATCTGCATATTCCAGGACATATTCCCCGGCCTCTTCGTCGTGGCTCACCAACACCGGCGCGGTATCCAAAAGTTCAGCCCTGCGCGTCTTCATCATTCCCCGGAGCCTATCCCGTGTGCCTGGTTCCAGCTGCGATAACCCGGCAACCTTGATGCCCTCATTCGGAGCAAACCAAACGATCAGGCAATGGCGTTCAAGGTAGGAGATCAAACCAGACATAAAATTCCTCATGTGCGGGTCATGTGCGGGTCATACGAAAAACCATCACCCGCGGCGTATTGATATATATTTCAATAGCTTGTAATATATGCGGGTCATTGCGGGGTATCAGAACACTATATATATGTTTTTTCCCTGTTGAATATAAAAAACCATTTCAAAAAGTCCTTAAGAGTTCATTGATCACCCGTCATCACCCGCAATTTCTATAAACAACTGTATTCACTGAAGATAGCACGCGGGTCATGCGAAAATTTCATCACCCGCATCACCCGCGTATCACCCGCATATTATATGGTTTCGATATCATTCTTCCCGCCTGGCCCTTGTGTTGGTTTTTGTGCTTGGTTTGCCCTGGTCGGCAACTGAACCACCTTTTCAGATTTTTGCTGCGGCCCGTGCATATCAACCATTTTCCAGTGAACGATCTTGTTCCGGCCTTTGGTCCCATCATGGACAAGCTGAAGTCCGTCGAAAATCTTGTGTTTATTGCTTCGCAGAACATAGCCCAAGGCTTTCTGATCATACTTCCCATGTCTCCCGGCTATCGCGTAAAGCACGTCTTGAAGCTCATTGTCATTATCTGCGGCCCTGGTTATCTCCTGAACATTCACGCTTCTTTCACCAAAGGTTTCATGCCAGATAGAAAAGAAGGATCGCATATTCTGCGCGTAAACATCTGTTTCCCGCACCACTTCGGACGTATCCCAAGGGTCCGCCTGGTCCAGCCACAAGAGCGCACCTCGGATAAGTGCATCCCATTTCGTGAAGTCTGAACGGCTTATGTTTGGATTCTCACCTGAGCAAACCCAAGCTCGAAGCAAGGTCAAGGCGGCGTGGACTATCTTCGGCCTGTTGTCCGGTATGTACTCGAAAAGATCCCGGTCAAAATGCCTTTCCTGCGGTCGTTCACATCTTGCATCCAAACGGCAATACAGAACCCTTTCTTTTATGTCCCCGGCAAAAGCAAGATTGTTTCCCGTGCTGAAAATCGTAAGAATCAAAGGCAAGGTTTCGTTTCTTGATTCCCCCAAAATTCTGGCAACGGACGATTCTTGTGTCACAAACTGGCAGAGGCGTTCAGATTTTATTCGGCGTTCGACGTTATCAATATTGATCAGGTTATCCCCGCGGATGATTGACGAATCAATTCTTTTTTCAAGCTCTTCATCTGTTGATCCTTGCGCCATTGTTGGAATCCTCTTCCCTGTGCAGATCATGGAAGCGATATCCACCAAAAGGCTTTTGCCTGTTCGCGGCGTCGGCGCGGTAAAACCAAACATTGGAACAATAGGCATTGCACGACGGACAAGCGGCGTAAGAATAGCGGCCAGAGCGACGGAACGATCAGCATCATCTACGAACGGGAAACTGGATATCAGATCCAGGAGAACGTCCAGCGCGGCCCGTGCGTCGTCTTTGGTCGGCTTGTCTTTAATGGGAAAGAATTTTTCGTTCGGCCAGTAGAGAAGAAAGGTATCCGGGTCATATCCTGGCTTATCTAAGATTGAACCGTCCGGCCTCATTGTTGGTGCCTCAATGATCGCGGCCAGGGTCCGAAGGTTCCATTCACCAACGCGGGAAAGATATTCTTCGGCGATATATCGCGGCGGATTCTGCTCGTAGTGATCCCCGTCTTTATTCCGCTTCAGGAATCGGCAATGTTTGCCACAAAGCCCCCTGAAATAACTTTGGGTCACTTCATGGATCTTCGGCGTCTTCTTTTTTTGCTTGATCTCCGAAAAGGTTCCGGTTTCCGTCAAGATAGGTCGGACGATGGTTTGCCCGCGGCAAAAGATGTCAACATTCTTGAGGCCAAGGATCTTTTCAACCTTGTTTGCCTCTTCAATCATCTTCCCGTCTTCAAGCTCGATCGCGGCCTTGATATGTACGGCGGCCCGGATCGCAGCGGCGACGGCTTCCAAACCATAGCGAACATGCAGGTCATTGAAATCTGTTGGCTTGTCGGCCAGGTCTGATTCTTCAAACTCCGGCCAGGTCAAGAAGCAAACATTCCAGCGCGCGGCCTCTTCCCCTTTGGTTTTCCCTGGGTTCTCCGGCGCACCATGCAGCGGGTCCGCCCCTGTGAACTGGTCATTGTCGGCGGCGATTATGATTTTTTCGTTTGGGTATGCTTTACGGATCGCAGCGGCAACGGGTTTCAAGTTGTTGGCATTGAAAGCACAAAACACCGTCGCCCCGGTCGCTTCGTGAATACTGGCCCCGGTCGCGTACCCTTCGCAGATGATCAGCTGTTCATCTCCAGGGATTTTGAAAAAATGCCCTGAGATATCGGAACCCGTGATGAACTTCTTTTCGCCTTCGGTATTTATGGTCTGCAAACCAAACAAGCGGCCCTGAAGATCCTGAACCGGGATCAAAAGATCGCCCCGCTTGGATATTTTCAAACCAAAAGATTTGATCTGCTTATTGGCAAGGTATGGATGATTTTCGGCGGCTTGTGCTTTGGAAAGGATACCCTTCGCTTTCTCCACCGCTTGCGCGCGGCGTTCCGCTTTGGCCTCTTGAAACCTGGCCTTGGCTTGCGCGATAAACTTTTTCCGATTGCGCTTCTCGGTATTGGATAGGTGCTTTTGCTTAGAACACCACGTTTCCCAAACATCTGACCTCCAAGATCCAAAAGCCCCGGCGTAAAGTTTCCCGTCATTATGGAGAACATACCATCCGGCCTCATCTTGCGGATCACCGTCGCGCGCGGAGCACCTGTGAAGTTGTCCATCGGGTATGATCTCGGTCGGGTATATACCGAACGATTCAAGTTCAGATCGGAATTTGTCGATTGCGGATTCAGACAAGGCGGATCTCCAGCATATCTTTTAAGTTATGCCGGAACCAGGGGAATTGACAAAAGGGGAAGGAAAGCCATATTCTGACAAGTACCACCAAGTCAGGAATATGATGTCCTGTTCCCCGCCCTGATCCCGGCTTTCGGTTCAGGGCTTTCTTTTATCCAACCACCCTGGAATCAATCAGTTCCTTCACCTTGTCGGCGACGTCCAGCCCCTTGTAACCACCAACGGAGCTTTCAGCCCAACGCTTGAATCCAGCGGCGTTGATCAAGAGACGCGGCGACGAAGTACCCCGGCCCATAACTTTATCGAACCCCAAAAAAGGCAAGACATTAAGGACTTCAATGTTGGGATCAGAAGTCAAGGCGAACTTGGCCTCTTCTTCTGTTTCGGCATGGACAAACAGGTTTTCCTCTTGGCCTGATTGCAATCTTACCCGGCAAGAATAAATTTTTTCTCCTATCATGCTTCACCCCTTCCTGGTTAAATCATCCACTGGTTTACTCGCCCCCGTCCTCTTATGACAACCACACCACCAATCACACCAGGTTTTAGGGAAAAACCCATGATCATGTTCGCCAAGGATCACCGGCGGATTGACTCGGCAATATCCATCGTTCCCGGCAATGACTTCATCATCTGGACTTTTAACCTCTTCCCTCTTCCAGAACTTGCAATTCTCGCAGCGGTCGTCCTTCATCATAGCTTCACTTCCAATCTAGTTTTCAAGTTTCATAAAGAAGTTAACAGGGTCCGCGTCTTTTATATCAGCAAATAACAGGTTTTGCTTATTATAATTAACATTCAGTTGATAGCAAAATTTATCATAAAGGAACTGAAGGTCAAAAAAGCAAAACCCGTGCATCCCTGGCAAGGCCCCCCGTGGTCTTTCGATCTTTGGTTTTTTTGGGACAGGGAAACCGCTTGGCACGGAGCCTGAACCTGGAAGCACGTTTGACGGTAAGAAATGGTCATTCTTTTTGAACCAGATAGTCGTTGAAATGTCTGGATCAAAAATATTCCTTGCTATTTCTATTCGGGTCAAACCATCCCGTTCATCTTCTCCCGGCTCGAATCCGTCCAGATCAAAAGAACAGCCGGTAAACAGATCTTCTTTGTTTATCGCCAGCAACCAATAGCGCGGGAAGCCTTTCGTTTCGTTTTTGTGATTGTTGATCATTGTCGGCAGCATGTAGTAAACGGCGTCCATGATCTCGTAACTTTTTTTAGAGTCATGGATAAAGTTTTCATAAAAGTAATTCAAGAACGCGCATCGTATCGCTTGGTCGAAGCTGAATCGGCGTAAGGTTCCCCTACCTCCGGCGTCCTCGATGTCCGGTGAAATTTGGCCTTGCTCGATTTGATTCAAAACCCTGCGATACTTAGTGCCCGTGGTGAACCCGCTTAAATCCTTTGCAGTGTAACCACCTTCAGCCATAGTCAGCACCTCCGTTGTGTTGACTAAAATATTATTACACTAAACTGTACAAGTCAAGGGATACATAAGATGAATTTTTAAATTTCCCCATTTTTCTTCAAATCGTCAATCTTATCAGTTAGTTCCTTTCTTATTATGCCCTTGATCAATTTTTGTAGGCTCTTGGCCTTGGAGTGCTCCTCGAAATACCATCGAAGCATTGCGTAGTCTTCGGCTTCCAGTCGGATATTGAAGCTCTTCGGCCCGGCCCGATACTCGTCCCAAGGCTCAGGCCAAAGATGTATATCTTGCTCTTGGTCCTGGTCCTGGTTCGTCCCCTGCTCGATAAACTCTTGTTCATCCTTTGGTTTCCTCTTCAAACCCATTTCATAATCTCCCGGAATAAGCTTGATATCTCCCCGGCGGCCTTGCCCCTTGGTTCGAACTCGGCAACGCTCATTCCCTCAGATGCAGAACGCGCATAGGATATCCTTGACTTGATCACCGCGTCGGCCAACTCCAAATGATCCAAATCCCGGACAAGCTCGGCGGCGGCCTGGTCGTCGTGTACTCCCGGATTTGTGGCGGCCTGATTCCAAACGACGATCCCCTTCAATCTTTGGTTGAACTCCCTGGCGGACTGGATCAGCTCGTCCATAGATTCCAAACTCCAGAGATCAAACTGACTCGGCCTGGCTGGAACCAAAACCAGATCAGCGGCCAGGAGCGCGGAACGTAGGACGTCCGAATCTCTACCACCGCAATCAATTACCGCGTTCCCGGTCAACTCTTTGTGTAAGGTCGGCTTGTGTATTCTTTTGGTTTGGATCTCCGGCTTGATCCCGGCGTCGGCGCGGATCTTGTGCCATAAATAAGCGGACTCTTGACGGTCAGCGTCCACCAAAACGAAGCCCTGATCAACCAAATGGACGGCCAAGTTGACGGCCAAAGTCGTTTTGCCCGTACCGCCCTTTTCTGAGCAAACGACGATAATCATCGCGGCCCCCTAAGACTTGGCATACACTTCAAAACCACCATGATCAGCGTCCCGCGTGGACGTGATCTTGTATCCCCGCTTCCCGTATTTTTGCTGTAAGTAGTCCCTGATTTCACCCATAGGCCCGTCAAAAAGCGGATTGTTCGGATTTCTGTTCCCTGGAATTACCGGCATAAGTTTGAAGCTGTGTTGCCCGTCCTCGAAAAGATGCCCTACCAGTTCCATGATGTCCCCCTTTTGGTTAGGTCGAAACCCTTTTGTATAACCCATTAACAATTTGTCGATTCCACACTTTCCCCTTTTTGGTCTTTATCCCCCGATCATTAAGAAAGTCGGCTATTTTTTGGAATGAAATCTTTTCTTTGTCCCTCAGTGCCAAGATTCTTGAAATTTCATCTTGTTCTTTTTGGTTAATCACTAAACGTCCATTTTCTGAAAGGTCATAACCAAAAGGAATGTCTCCACCTGTCTTTTTCCCCTCTTTCTTGTTCCTGGCTAGGCCAGATTTCGTCAACTTTGTCGTGTGCAACATTTTGTGATTGTGAATCTTGGAATGACACTTCTCACACAAGGGAACCGTCTTTGTCCCGCCCATACTACGCGGCACAACATGATGAAAGTGTTCAGCCTTGGCCCCGCACTCAAAACAAAACCCCTTACCCATTACTCGCTTTCCTCCGGTCCGGGTTCCCACATTTTTTCAATATCGCTTTCGTATAGGAAAATCTTTCGCGGCCCCACCCGTCGGCCCCGGATCTTCCCGTCTTTCCACCATCGGCGGACGGTGTGATCAGATACGCGACATCTTTCCGCGAACTCTTTCGGCGTGATAAGTTTCTCGTCCCTGTTCTCAGGCATGGCAAGTTCCCCTGTTTCAAGTTCCCCAATCAATTTTTCTTTCCTATGGTCTGGAAGGTTCTCGATCTTCTGAACCAGCCTTTGCGCGGCCAGTGAATCTTCTATGCGTTTACCCATTTGAAGCCCTCTTGTATAAACGGTTTACTGTCTTCCGGCACCATGATTTCCCGGTCTTGGTCTTTATGTCCCGATCGTTCAAGAAGTCGGCGATTTTCTGAAAGCTGAATCCTTCCCGGTCCCGGAGATCCAGGACTTCGGAAATGACATTTTGTTCCTCTTGATTAGGAATCAACCGCCCCTGGTCTTCGTTAAAACCAAAAGGACAATCGCCCCCGGTCTTTTCGCCCCTGGCCTTTTTCGCCTTCAATGCGCCCCTGGTCCTGGCTCGGATACAAAGCCTTTCGTATTCACTAAAGGCGTCAAGGATCTTCCGCATAAGAACTGAAGTCGGGTCATCGTCCCCCGTCCCTTCACCGGCAGCGGAAACGATCCTGGCCCCTTTGTCCTGAATGGACTTTTCAGCCAAAGCGGAGATCAGGGAATCGCGCGCGATACGGTCCCGCTTTGCAACCACAATCTGATCACCCGGTTCAAGGTCGGACATTGCATCCAACCACCCGTCCCGCTTATCCAAAGGCGAACCCCCGGAGATGATATCTTGATGAATTGCGGCCAGTTCCAGGCCCTGCCTTTTGCAATGGGTTTGAATTTGTTCCAACTGAGATTCCAGCCCCAATTTACTGTCGCCCTGGCTTCGCGTCGAAACCCTCAAGTAAGCTATCGCTTTCATAAGCTCCCCCTTGTTTGTTGATCACAGTATGCACGTTATGATGTTTGTTGTCAATGGTATGGTCAAAAAAAAATCGCCATATTTTCGATTTTGAGCAAAATTTTTTGATTCCAAGGGGTACAGGTCGGGTCAAAACCAAAGGCGAAAAAAACGGCTTGTGTGAAGGCTGGATAACTATTTGATATGCTTTGAAAAACAAAAGGCCAGGTCGAAACCCGGCCCTTTGCTGCCTTGGAAGGAAGCGTGAAGCGGAGAAGGCGCGCGGCCCACTTTCGGGATCTCTTGGTCCCGGATCAAACCATACTTTCACCGCCTGGACATGGTTCGATCAATCGGCGGCCGATAACAGCCGGCAGTAAACGCGAGAAAAACTGCCGGCAATGGCAAGGCACTCACCCCTTGCCCGATATATATAAACCCTGAAGGTTTATTGCTTTGTCTGCGGTCGCAGGTACGCGGAAAAGTTGATCCCCGTTCCGACGGTTCCGCTTACAGTCGTATAAACGCGAAGCTGATCATAAACGGTTTGGTTCCGTTCGGTTCGGAATGGTACCACATAGCGGCCCGTGGTACTGTCCTGGTCCCCGCCCAACACTTCGGCGGCCCCAAGCTCCAGGATCACCAAATCCTCGAATGTGTCGGCGAAATCGGACTTGCTTGAACCCTGCAAGCTGATCTTGAACAACTCGTCATTGTCGGCGATTTCAATCGCGGTCACGTCAACCACCAATTCGCCCTTGACGATGCCTTCCCCGACATCCACCACCTGAGCTTCCCCGCCCACCGTGGCGGCTGCGGAGCTGGCAACCAAACCCGCGTCTTTCATTATCAGATCATTATCAATCATGGTTTAACCCCCATTATGCGTTTTTGATGCCCCGGAGCCTGGCGGCGGATTTCGGATGGAAAACACCCAAGCCCGTGATCCATTCGATCAGGGTCTTATAGTAAGTTACGTCAAGGCCCAAGTCTATCACATCCATTGAACCGGCCTGAAGGCCCGAAACGTATTCGGCGGCCCCGAAGCGGACGGCGTAAATGGAACTGGACGCGGCGGTCCCGCCCCCCGGATTGTCTTCGTCGAAAGCCAAAATAAGGTTTCCGTCCTTATCCTCTTCGACGACGGCAATCGGAATTCCGGCGTATGCGGGAATTTGTCGCCCGAAGGAATCGCTCACGGTTTCCGTGGCCTGGCCTGCGGATCTCATCAGGGTATTGACTTTCCGGCGAAGCGTCTTGTTCATAAACAAAACGTCCGGCGTTCCCTGCACCTGGTCGATCATCTCGTCCAGCTTGGCAAGGGTCAGCGCGTCGCCCCCGGACGTGGAACCCTGATCCACCACCTGATCCCCGGTCAAACGATTTTCCAGCCCGTCGAACTCGTTCACGTCGCTGGAATTATCGCCCTTGAAAAACTTCTTGGTATATTCCAGGGAAACGGCCTTTGCCTTCATCCCGTCATACGTCGCCCGGAGATTGTTGACGTTGCCTTGGGTCTTAACCAAAGCGCGGTCAACCTTGCTGGTTCCGCCCAAGACGTAAAGGCGTTCGGTCTGCGGATTCACGACTCCGGTTGACTCGGTATAGCTTTCATTTATCCCGCGAAAGGCAACACCGGGAAGGGTTTCTTCCTGGTTATAAACGTATGCTTGCCCGTTAACTCCAAAGAACGGCAAGCGTTCCAGAACCGGAGATACGCGCGGGAAGATCTCGATCACCCCACGTTTCAGCGGATCTTGAACCAATTTTGCAGCTTCAAGCAAAGTGATAGACATATCAGTTCACCTCTTGATGTTGTTTACTTGTATCCTTGCGCCATGATGGATTGTGGACTCATGCCCTCAAAATCCGTCGGCGGCTTCCCCCCGGCTCGCTTCGGGTCTGGCCCGTCTTGCGCCTGGCCCTGGGAGAAAAGGCCCTTTTTCATGGCATTTCTAATCCAGCGGACTTGATCAGCCGGATTCAATCCGTTCGGAACCAGGTCTTGCATATCCTCCGGGATATCCTGCTTTAATTCGTCAACCAACTCCTGCAGGGTTCCTTCTGCAGCTTTCTTTTGTTCGTTAACCTGTTGAAAGCGCGCATACGGAACCGACTTTTCGCCCTTATCGGCGGCGTGCCCGTCGTGTTGGTTTTGGCCCTGGTTCTGGTTCTGGCCCTGGTCGTTTGCGCCTGTATCGTCGGCGGCGACGTGCTGGTTCTGATTCGGATCTTGTGACATGATCAACCCCCCGATTTACGCCCGGCGGCGGATTAGTCTAGTGCTCTCCAAAATACTTTATACGAATAACCAGAAGGGAAACCGTCCGGCGGTCCTTCCTGGGTCAAATCCTTTGGCTGGAACTTGAATTCAGAAAAGCGGCCCTTGATCTTCCGAACGCGGAAACCGTCATTGATCTGGAATTCACTTAGGAGATCAAATCCACTGGCCCCGGAAACCCGGCCCAAGATCGAAACATACGCGGAAACATCTTCAGCCAAGTCCCCGGCTGAATCGTAGGCTTCAATTTTGAGTTGATGCCTTGTGTATCCAGAAGATACGGAAAGCGTCCCTTCGGCGGTCAAAAGATCTGTTTCGTTCTCGTAAAATGTCATGGCTTATCACTCGTTCGGGTTCAAAGATGCGGCCCGTTCTTCGGCGGTCGTGCGCAGTGTTCCCCTGGTCCCGAAGGCTGGACTTGTTCGGTTCTCATTCTGGAACATGGCTTCCACATCCACCGGATCGACGTCTTCGGACAATATCCCCCGGCGGACAAGTTCTTGAATTATGATCTGGCGCGGTAACACCTGCGCGGACTTGGCCCGCATTAAAACTTCAAGATCAATTTTCTGCGCGAATTCGGCCTGTTCCTCTTCGATCTCTTTCAAATGTTCCTTGGCCTGGTCCCTGCTCTTCAGGTCCGGGCTTTTCTCCATTGCGATATCCACCCGCGATATGATCCCGGCGTCCAGGAGTTTCAACCATGTGTCGGCTTGCTTGGCCGGGTCTTGCTCTGGTTTGGGGTCAAAGAAGTCAACCAAAAGGGAAGCGGCCCCGGAGATCTTCCGGCCTGGATTGTGTATGTTCCAGACGACGCGGATCACGTCGAAAAGCTGTTCTTCGTATTGACTCCAGAGCGCGACATCATCCCGGCGGCGTTCGTCCAACTCCCGGTTTGAAACGATCTTGGAAACCCCGGATTCTTCCGTCGGTTTCGTGCTCAGAGCTCCAGCGGGAAGCCCGTTCGATACGGCGGCTTGCTTGATCAAAAAGTCGATGGAACCAACGATCTGATCTATCGGAGCCTTGGTTGACTCAAACCCGATCGCCCCCTCATCCGGCAAGTTGAACATTGTCCCCGGCCCGACGATGGACGGTTCATTGTCGCCCATGCCCCTGGCCCAACCAACACCGAAACCTTGCATACGCAGTGTATATAAAAGATCAGTCAGCTTTTCGTTGATGGCCTCTTGTAAAGTGATCAGATCATCCCCGCCCGGCAACCAAAAGTCAGAAGTCGGCATACGATCAAAACATGGAATGAACGGAATCAAGCCATACGGATTAGGATCTGATTCAATGACCTGGCCCCGGTAGTTCAACCGCTCGATCTTCTCCAGGGTCCACAAGGTATATTCGAGATCTTCCTTGTAATTGCTTTCAGGAAAATGCGTAACCATAACGGAACGGATATCTTCCGGGGTATCCCCGCTTGCAACGTCCACCACGTCCCCGGTCAAGATATCCAGATCCATACGGCCTTTCCGCCAAACTGGACGGAGAAGGATAGTTTTCAAAAGTTTGGTATATCGGGAAGCCATTTTCAGCTTGATGGGAAGCGAAGTTGTTTTCTTGATCTCCCGGAATATCTCTTGATCCCGCTCGGAGCCTTCGATTTCCCGTTTCGCGTCCCGGACATAAACCATCGCCAAGTTGTTCACGATCTTCTTGACGACATTCACAAAGCAAGGCGTCAAATCGTTCGGATTCTGGAAGTTCCGACGGAGCGCGTCCCGGAGATAGTCAATCTGGTCGTCGTGGTACATATCCAGACGGCGGCGAACCTCGGCCTTGCGCTCGTCATTGGCTTTCGATACGGCGGCCTGATATGTGATGTCAGTCAGTTCCTTGGCCTTGCTTTGAAATAGCATGGTTTATATCGTATTGGTTCCGTTTGGTCCGGTTTGGTTTGGTTCTATGTGGTACCACTTGGCACCGTTTGGAACCGTTCGGTTCTGATCAGTACCAGATGAAACCGTTTGATTCCCACCCGGTTGACTCTATCATGCACCATACCGATTCAAACCGTTTGGTTCAATGGTCAATTCGTTATCTTTTCAGTTCCCGGACGTGGTTATTCGTTCCCTGGTCCTCTAGTTCATCATTCAACCAGGCAAGAACCTTGCTCTTCGTGGTCATGTATGCCCCGTGAACCATCTTTGAAGGGATTTCCCCACTTTGTAACATCTTCAACACCGTTCGCCTTCCCCGGCGGACAAAAAGGCGGATCTCGTCCAAACCAACAAGGATTTCATCGTCTGACATGCTTCACCCCTTCCAAGGATCAAATCAGGCCCTTTTCACATTGGATTTCTTCCGGGATCGCTTATCCTGCAAACCAAGAAGATGCTTTTCGGCCTCTTGTTCACTGAAACAATTTTTCGTCATGTGCTGATATCGCTTTTCCAGTTCCCGGACATACTTCGCCAAAAGTGAATACGTCATGTATTCCGCCCCGCGTCGATCCTTGCAGAACAGAAACGGCTTGCCATATCGCACAAAAAAAGCGGTCATACTCTGGACGGCGGAAACCGGATTCATCTCGGATCTGTAATTCCCGGCGGCCAGGTCGGAAAGCTCGGATTCAACCACGACGGCGAAAAGCTCAAAATGTCTTGCCTTGGAAAGTTCCCGCTCGAAGCGGTCCCGCTCGGAAGTGAAACACCCGATCAGGTCATTCAACTCCTTGCGCTCGATGCCCACCCGATCAGTGAAACCAGGGATCGAATAATCGCCCACCGGCAACCCCTCAACCTGAACCATTACGTCATCGAACCGCTCAAAGGTGAACGGTCGCTGTTCTCTTGTGTCTTGTAGTATGATCATGTTTCCCTCAAACCATCTTGTATGACTTCACCCCGGCAACCTTCACCAAACCCTTGAAAAACTCCGGCAACGTCGCTTCACTCTCGACATTGCTTTCCTTGTATTGGTTATACATCTTCAAGACGTGGTAATGTGCTGGACATTCGTTTGAACATGGAAGGATCAGATCCCCTTGTCGCAGATAGCAAAGATGCGCGTTCGGAGATCTGGACTTGCAGTGAATATCCTTTAGCTCATAGGTAGCCAGTTCCTTGTTCCGCAGCGCATAGACGGCCCAACACAAGGAATAAATCCGGTCGTCGTGCCACTTGTCGCACCCGAACTTTGGAATCCCGTTCTTCAGCTCATAGACGAAGGTTTCCATTTCATCGGCCAGGCCCTTTAACTCATAAGAAAACCGCAGACGATGTTCTTTAACCAAACGATAGAGCTCCGGGAAGGCGTTCGCTTGCGTGGTGCTGGTCGGACTGATCACTTCAGCCGGGTATCCTTGCTCAAGGCACCATGTGAATATGTCCTGCGAATTGTAGGATTCCAGGGATATGTTCTTCAGCTTGAAACGGTCCATATCCTCGCGGATCGCCTTCTTGATCCCCCGGCCCAAAGATCCAAGGATATTTTGCTGATTCAAGATCCAGTATTCCGGTTCCTTGCTCTCAGGGTCCGCAACCTTGGCAACCGTCGTCCAGATCGTCTTATCCCCGTGGATTGAACCAAAGAAAGCGCGGTCCAGGCCACCACCACAAACGTATTTCCGCCCCTGGAACATGCTATCCAATGAAGCGGCTGGAATCGGATTCGGAACGTCGTCTTCCTGGCAAGCGCGGATATCTGGAATCGCGAACAAGTTGTTCGCAGCGGCGGCCCTCTGGTTCAGGTGCTGCGTGGCAAAGACGGCAGGCAAAAGCTGTTTCGCCCTGGAATTCAACCAGTCACGGCGTATCCAAGGCGGCGACTTCTCCAAGGCTTCAGCCAGATCCTTGTATTCAATGCGATGGATGAACACCGTCGGATCTTCCCCGGACTCTTGCAGCTGTTCCATTCGATGAAGCGGCCCACCCACCGCGTCCACCGTCGAATCAACCAAAAGCCAAGAGTTCAGGGAATCGCCCAAACTGGAAGCCAGGACTTGCATCGGCTCTTCAGACGGCGCGGCGTGGATCTCGGAAACCCACCCGACGGTAATCCGCTCACCGTATAGGCTGGAGATGTTCAGGGATACGGCTTCAATCAGGTTTTGCAGCTTCGGATATCTGATCTCGTATGAACGGACGTTCTCCCTTCCGATCTGAGCAACCAACGACGGAGTGTTCAAGATGATGGATTTCAGCGTGTTGAAACCAACGGACAAGGATTGACGTTCAGTGTTCGCCATGACCTTGATGTTCTCGGTTTGCCAAAGCGTGAACCGCCATAGAACCAAAAGCGCGTTCAAGGTCGTCTTGCTGTGGCGGCGCGGGAAGCTGAACCCGATGGTCCCGAACTGCCAGTTCCCGGCCTGGTCCACCTGCAAGGCCCGGCGGATCGCTTCACGCTGGAAGTCGGCGAACTCGAACACCTGAAACCCGCCCTTCGGAGATAAGATCCTTGGCTGGATATCCTTTATCCATTGCTCGAACCCGGCGGCCCCGTTCTTCCACTTGCGAACCCGTTCCGACGTAATCTTTAAGCTCATGTGTTGAACTCCAAGGCCAGGCCCCGGACGATCGCCCGACGTTTACCCACTGGCAGACGTGCCAAGGCCCGGACGATGGTTTCCAGGTCCAGTTCCCCAAGGCGACGTTCACATTCCAGACAATAACCCCGGCGGCGGTCGATAACGGCCCCGCAGCGGGAACACCTATTCGTCGTCTTCATTATCGCCCCCCTGAAGGATGATGTCCGCGACGTCGGTTCGCTTCATCTTGTCCGCCCTGGCCTCTTCGTTTTGCTGATCCCTGATCCTGCGAAGGTCTGACATAGCTTTCCGGTTCTGCTCCTGGTACTTCAGAAGCGACGTAGCCAAGACGGGAATCAGTTGTCCCTCTTCGTCGATCAGTTCATCCCTCTTGTTTATGTGCTCCATAAGCACACGCTGGACGGCCAGGTTCACGCTGATATCTTGCTCCAGGACGGCAACCGCCACTTGATCAGGATCACATTCGGAGATCACGGCCCTGGACTCTTCAATCATCTTTGCCATACGACGGCGAAGATCCAGCTTCCCGCGTTCCGCAGTGCTCAAGGCGTCGCGGATCTCTGAAGGTGTCCGTTCCTTCCCGTGATCCCCACCGGCCCCGCTTGTATAAAGTCCCGACGATTTCCGCTTTTTCCTTGGCATAAGTACGCCCTATCTGTTTTATGTTTGCGGCCCCTGGTATGGTTCCAAACCGTACCAAACCGAACCAGATCAACCGCCCATGAACCCTTGATATATGCGAACTGTCACATACCTAATCCCTTGTGACAGTCAAACCCCTTGTGACAAACCCCGAAACCAACGATTCAACCCTTCCCCGTCAACCCAAAGCACACTCAGGGTTAACAACTTCACCCATTTGTTAGGCTTCCATAACTTTGTTAGGCTTCCCTAACTTTTTCCAATTCTTCCCCAAAAACCCGTTTCCACCGCTCAGGATCAACACCCGGTCCATCCAACAAAGGCGCATAAGCGAACCGGATTGAACCATCTGCATATTCCAGCTGATATTCCCCGGCCTCTTCGTCGTGGCTCACCAACACCGGCGCGGTATCCAAAAGTTCAGCCCTACGCGTCTTCATCATCCCCCGGAGCCTATCCCGTGTGTCCGGCTCCAGCTGCGATAACCCGGCAACCTTGATCCCCTCATTCGGAGAAAACCAAACGATCAGGCCAAAGCGTTCAAGATGGGAGATTAAACCAGACATAAAAACGGCCCCTATGTGCAGGAGATGCAGGAGATACAAATTTTGATGTCCTGCACTATTTATCCAGCATATTCAAGCATTTATCGTATATTGCAGGAGATAGCAGGATATTCCCGGCCCCCTACTGAGTTCAATCTTGTTCTTTTAAAGAACCCTTTTGAACTTCACTCCACAATAGACATGTCCTTTCATGTCCTGCATTCCTCAAAAAATACATATATTCCGGCGGGTTGATGTGCAGGAGATACTTTTTTGCATGTCCTGCATGTCCTGCACTTTATATGGTTTCGATATCATTCTTCACCTTTCCAGTTGACTCCGGGTTCGATTTAACGTCCTGCAATTTCAAAACATTTTCACGAACCGGCCCTTGTGAATTTAAAGAAACCATCTGCCATTGCGTTGTGTTGGTTCTGTTCCGCCCGGCTTCAATTAGCTGGATCTCGTCCATGATCTTGTTTCGATGTTTACGGAGCCAGTACCCAAGATACGGCTGATCAAATTTTCCTTTTCGCCCGGCCACCGCGAACAGCGCGTCATAAAGCTCTTGGTTATGTTCCGCAGCTTCGGAGATATCCCGAACTGTCACCTTCTGCGTTTTGAATGTCTCAAACCAGATATGAAACAAGGTCCGCATGTTTTGAAAGTTGACGTCCGATTCCCGGACGATCTCTCTGGTTTCAAGCGGGTCCGCCTGGTCCATCCACAAGAGCGCGTTCCTGATCCAGTGATCCCATTTTGTGAAGTCGGATAGCCTGATATCTGGTTTTTCTCCTGAAGATAGCCAGGCCCGGATGATGGTCATTGCGGCGTGAATTATCTTCGGCCTGTTGTCCGGTATATACTCGAAAAGATCCCGGTCGAAATGCCTTTCCTCTGGGCGTTCAACCCTGGCATCAAGACGGCAAAGCAAGGCGCGCGCGGTCATGTCCCCGGCAAAAGCCAAATTGTTTCCCGTGGCATAAAGAGTCATCATGGAAGGCAAAGATAGATTTTTCGTTTGGCCCAAGATCCTTGTGATCACCCCTTCCTGCGTGCATAGCTGACAAAGGCGTTCGGAGCGGATCGGCCTTTCGCAGTTATCCAAGTTCAACATCGTGTCGCCCCGATAGATCGCAGCGTCCAGCCGTTTATCTAGCTCCTCCTCAGTTGATCCCTGGCTCAATGTTGGGATTCTTTTGCCCGTGCTGATCATGGAACAGACGTCCACTAAAAGACTTTTTCCTGTTCGTGGCGTCGGCGCGGAAAAACCAAACATCGGAACGATCGGAACCGCCCGTCGAACCAACGGCGTCAAGATCCCGGCCAGCGCGACGGAACGATCAGCTTTATCCACAAACGGAAAACTCGAAGTCAGATCCAGAAGAACGTCCAGCGCGGCCCTGGCTTCGTCTTTGGTCGGTTTGTCTTTTATGGGAAGGAATTTGTCGTTCGGCCAGTACAGAAGGTAGGTGTCCGGGTCATATCCAGGTTTGTTGATGATGGAACCATCAGGTCGAAAGGTCGGCGATTCTGTTATGGATACCAAAGGACGGACGTTCCATTCCCCGGCCCTGGCAAGGTAGGTTTCCCCGACGAACTTCGGCGGATTCTGTTCAAAATGGTTCCCGTCTTTGTCCTTTTTCAGAAACCGGCAATGCTCAGCACAAAGGCCCCTGAAGTATGCGGTATCCACTTCAAACAAGAGCGGCGTCCTTGCCTTGCGCCTCAATTCCGAATACGTCCCGGCCTGGGTCATAATCGGACGGACAAGAGAAGACCCTCTCTGATAGATATCGGCCTTTTTCAAGAGCAAGGCCCGTTCAACTTTTTGGGTCAACTCAATAAATTTTCCGTCTTCAAGCTCGATCGCTGCCTTGATAGGAACGGCGGACCGGATCGCAGCGGCGACGGACTCCAAACCATAGCGAACATGCAGGTCATTAAAATCTGTTGGCTTGTCGGCCAGGTCTGATTCTTCAAACTCCGGCCAGGTCAAAAAACAAACGTGCCACCTGGCGGCCTCTTCTCCTTTGGTTTTCCCTGGGTTCTCCGGCGCACCGTGCAGCGGGTCGGCCCCCGTGAACTGATCGTTATCGGCGGCGATTGTGATCTTTTGGTTTGGGTATGCTTTACGGATCGCAGCGGCAACGGGTTTCAAGTTGTTGGCATTGAAAGCACAAAACACCGTCGCCCCGGTCGCTTCGTGAATACTCGCCCCGGTCGCGTATCCTTCGCAGATGATAAGCTGTTTATCTCCAGGGATCTTGTAGCAATGCCCTGAGATATCGGAACCCGTGATGAACTTTTTGTCGCCTTCGGTATTTATGATCTGTAAACCAAACAAGCGGCCCTGAAGATCCTGAACCGGGATCAGAAGATCGCCCCGCTTGGATATCTTCAAACCAAAAGACTTGATCTGCTTATTGGCAAGGTATGGATGATTTTCGGCGGCTTGTGCTTTGGAAAGGATACCCTTCGCTTTCTCCACCGCTTGCGCGCGGCGTTCGGCCTTGGCTTCCCTGAATCGTTCTTTGGCTTGTGCTATGTATCGCTTGTGCTTTCGCTTTTCGGCGTCGGTCAACTTTTGTTTGGAGCACCACGTTTCCCAAACGTCGGATCTCCAAGAACCGAAAGCCCCGGCGTAGAGATTCTTCCCGTCATTATGAAGAACGTACCAACCAGCTTCATCTTGCGGATCACCTTCGCGCGCACTGCACCGGTGAAGCTGTCCATCTGGTATGATCTCGGTCGGGTAGATCCCAAACGATTCAAGTTCGGCCCGGAATTTTTCAATGGCGGATTCAGGCAAGGTATAGCTCCAGCATATCTTTTAAGTTATGCCGGAACCAGGGGTTTGACTTTGGAGGGAAGGGGACATATTCTCAGAGTACCACCACTGAGGGGTTATGTCCCCTTTGTCCCCCGGTCCCGGCTTTCGGTATCGGGGTTTCTTTTATCCAATCACCCTAGAATCACTCAATTCCTTCACTTTATCGGCGATGTTCAGCCCTTTGTATCCACCGGCGGCCCCTTCAGCCCAACGCTGAAACCCTGCGGCGTTGATCAAAAGGCGCGGCGATGAAGTCCCCCGTCCTGTAACCTTATCGAATCCCAAAAACGGCAAGACGTTAATGACTTCGACGCGTGGATCTGAGGTCAGAGCAAACCTGGCTTCTTCTTCTGTTTCGGCATGGATGAACAAGTTTTCCTCTTGGCCTGAATCCAACTTAACCCGGCAAGAATAAATTTTTTCTCCTACCATGCTTCACGCTCCTACTGTGTAGCAGTTTCTTTTTTCTTCAGCCGTTCAACCATAAAGTCAATCGCATGTTGTATGTTGTCGCGGCGACGTTCAACCAATTCGTCAAACTGTTCGCACTTTTGCAAAAGAACAGAGTTTCTAAGAAGGTCTTTGCATTGGATTTCTTTGTCCATGTCTTCGTCTTTTAGGACAAAGCAATCAAGAAGGCATATACAAAGGATCTCTGCATCTTCGTAAGACTCCACTGAAAGATCACCGTCCCCGACTTTCTCAGTGAAGACAAAACCACCGTCTTCTTTTTCAAAGATCTTGCTTCCTTCAAATTCTCCCAATAGTTTACCCTGAAACACAACTTCCCCGACGTCTGAATCCTGCAAGCGGATCTGTTCCATGCTTCACCCTTCCATCATTTCAAGTTTGGTTTCATGTTCCCCGCAATACTCCCCCGCCTTCGTATCTGGAAACCTTGATGCAAAGGTTCCTTCCATGTCCTTGACCACCACCGGCGGATAACGACGGCACCACCCGTTCCCGATCCTGTCCGATGGCGTGAAGTATTGGCAATTCGCGCATCTCATAGGATCAACCCTCTTTCACTTCGCGGTAATAATTCGCCATGCGGCATTGATCTGAACAGAACTTGCGCTTTGCGCTCTTGGCGTACATGAAGTTTCCGCAGTGTTCGCACCTCTTGATCCTTGCGAATTTATGGCCCTCTTCCCGCCATAAAGGATAAAAGATACAAGTCACGTCAATAAATTCCTCGATGTTTTCCCAATCAAGGAAAATTTCCGGCAATGGTTGGAAAGGATCTTTGGTGTCCCGGAAAACAATTCCAGAACTTCCAATTTCAACCCCGTCTTCACTTTTCCGATTTTTCCCGCGCAACCGCTTGTTGATCCAGCTGACGTCAATCCTTTGGTTTTCAATAACCGAATCAAGGAATTCGATGTATTCGGCCTGCGATTGCTGGAGAAGCGGCCCCATCTCGTTTATGCGTGGATCTGAAGGCATGATGAAACTTTTCAATCTGTGCAGATCTTCGGCCAAGTCGTCAAGCAGAACAAAATCAATCCCTGGCTTTTGCTTGGTAGTAAACGAAGACTCGAAACCTCGTTTATATCCAGCTTGCGAACGGAAATATTTGTGTGTCCGAACAAAGCGGAACATTCCGTCAACCGTTCGATCCTCTGCGTCCATGTTTACAAACTCTAGCAATGCGTCAAACATAATGAACCCCCGTTTCGTGTGTCGTTCAGATATATTTAACAAAACGGGAACCAGATGTCAACTATTCAAGTACAGATTTCAACATATTTTTTGAAATTTCTGTTGTGACTTATTCCTTGCCCCGCAATTCGTTAATCTTTTCAATAACTTGCTTTCGTATCGCGGCCCTGATAAATTTTTGTAAACTTTTTGACGTGGAGTGCTCAAAAACATATTTCAACATGGCGTAGTCCTCTTCAGACAAGCGTATGTTGAAAGATTTCGGCCCATTACGGTATTCGTCCCAAGGGTAGGAATCAATCAACCCCTGATCCTGGTCGTCGGCCCCCTGGAGAAATTCCTCTTCGCTTTTGGGTTTGCGCTTAAAACTCATGCTATGATCTCCCGGAAAAGTTTTGAAATTTCGGCGGCGGCCTTGCCCCTTGGTTCGAACTCGGCAACGCTCATTCCCTCAGATGCAGAACGCGCATAGGATATCCTTGACTTGATCACCGCGTCGGCCAACTCCAAATGATCCAAATCGCGGACAAGCTCGGCGGCTGCCTGGTCGTCGTGAACTCCTGGATTCGTCGCGGCCTGGCACCAAACGACGACGGCCCGGATCTTTTGGTTGAACTCCCTGGCGTCGGCGACAAGATCATTCATGGATTCCAGACTCCAAAGATCGAACTGCGACGGTCGCGCGGGAATCAAAACCAAATCAGCGGCCAAAAGCGCGGATCTCAAAACGTCGGAATCCCGGCCCCCGCAATCAACCACTGCGTCCCCGGTCAACTCCTTGTGCAAGCTCGGCTTGTGTATCCGTCTGGTTTGGATATCCGGCTTGATCCCGGCTTCAGCCCTGATCTTGGCCCAAAGGTACGCGGACTCTTGACGGTCAGCGTCCACCAAAACGAAGCCCTGATCAACCAAATGGACGGCCAAGTTGACGGCAAGCGTGGTTTTGCCTGTTCCGCCTTTTTCATTGCAAACCGCGATAATCATAAAGCGGCCCCTTCCAATTTACGGAGAACCCAAAGCGGTAAAGTCAAATGCGGTCTTGGATGAACTCCCGTATTGTCATTCCCGGAAAAGTTCGAAACGATCCCCACCAACCCCCCGGACTCGTCAACTATGGGTCCGCCCGACGTTCCACCCTTAATTTCATCCTTTGTTTCGATGAACAGGGACTTTGAACCAGGACTGCAAACTTGCCCCTTCCCTGATACCTGGCCCCCTTCATGGTTGAAGACGTGGATCTCGAAATCCTGGAAAAGCTCCGGTTCTACCGTGTTGATCAAAACCGGATTCAAATCTTCGCAAAAGTTTTCAAGACGATCTGCGTCGTCCGGGAAAACCTGATCATCTAAAGGCCCAAGAACGGCAATATCGCTTATTGGTTCAATCGCCCAAGGCGCAACGCGGAACCTTTGCCCCTGGATCTCAATGTCTTCAATGAAGTGATCCCCAAGAACCATAGAACCGGAAGTCTTAAAATTGATGCAATGCGCGGCGGTCAAAAAAAGGTTATTCCCAACATAAACCCCCTGTCCGTTTTTCCCCATGATTTTGATCTTGGCTTTTTCAATGTCTTGGAATTTGTCCATCCCGGCCCCCTGAAGAAAAGGCCAGGCCCGAAGGCCCGGCCCGTGTTGTTTACCTTTGATGTGCCCTGGTCCTGATCCATTCGCAGTCGTCGGCATGATAAACGGCCAGTTCGCCCCACTGCTCGTCGTCGTCAACATCCGGGATCACTTCGCATGGTTCGGAGAAACGTTCGTCCTGTTCCAAAATGGGAACCTTGGCCCCACAATAGACACAATCAATTTTCGCCTTTGCGATACGGCAAGCCCTTTCAAATTCGCGTACAAACTCGATAAACTCTTTCCCGGCCCCTTCCTCTTGCTCTTCAAGCTCAATGTATTTTTCAACAAAGAACTTTACACATTCCGCTTTCTCTGGATCTTCGCGCATATCCTGAACCAAAGAAAGAAAGGTTTCGTCCACCCCGTGAAGTTCGGCGGCGGCGTGGTGAAGATCATCTTCAGGGAAAGGAAGATCCCCGGCCTTGTCGATGGTGTCCAGGGTTTCCATCAGACAAGAATGGTTTTCGACGTCAAAGCTCGCGGCCAAAAAGTCTCTGGCCTGTTCAACATTGCCCTTACCGACGTTCGTGTTTAGACTTTGATTTGACATTGCAAACCCCCGTTCGGTTTGTGATGTTTCGGGTCTGGTCGGCCCTATCCGGCCAGGCCCCACGATATAATCACCCGCACCACGACGGAGCGGATTGACGGTTTGATTGTTTCTCTAACCAGTTATTCGCGTTTAATCCTGGAACAGCCCCGCAATGTCCATCCATGCAATCTTCACAAACCCGAAAGTCTGTAAAGGGATCGACATTGAACAATGATTCTATTTCTTTTGCTTGCTCTTCAGATAAATGGTTTGGAATGTAAATTATATCGTCTTGTTTTTCTCCACAAACTGAACAATATATTTCAACATCTTCCCCGTATTCAATCACTGGTATATGTATCCAATTCATAATCATTCCCCCCTATAATCCCCAAATAAAACCCCGCCCCCACGACGCTGGAAGAATTTTTCCAGTTCATGCCCGGAGATTTTGAAGCTCCGGCCCACCTTCGCGGCGTACATTTCCTCATTCCGAACCGCCCGGCGTATTGTCTCTTCGTGGCAACCCATAAGCGCGGCGGCCTCTTTGGTTGTGTATAAAAGTTTCCGCTTATCTGTATCGCCCATATTCCTGTCCTCTATGCTTGGTTCAAGTTCCTCTGCATCCATCGCCCGAAGATCAGGACGGCGGCTCTGGATTTCGTCCAGCCTGGCCCTGGATCTTTTCACCCGTTCAAGGTCGATCTGTTTACCCATCGGCCACCATCCTTGAAATTTGTGTTGGATGAAACCGCTTCCCGGCCCTGGTCAAAAGTCCCCGGTTTTCAAGTTCAACCGCAATTCCCCGAAGGCTCATTCCGGCGGCCTTCAATTCCCTGGCTTCCATGATCACCGCTTGTTCTTCTGGCTCTTTGTCCAGGTGAACCCCGTCGTCGGCCATTTTGAAGCCATAAGGGATACTTCCAACGCGGCAATCTTGGCTTTTCTTGTAATCCATCGAAGATTGAATCCGTTCCCGGAGCTGGTCCCGTTCAAATTCGGCCATTGCTGCCAACATTCTGAAGATCATTTTCCCGGCTGCGGTCGTGGTGTCGATCTTCTCAGATATAGAAACCAGATCAGCCCCGGCCAGGTCCAGACGTTCGGCGATTGCCAACGTGTCTTTTGTGCTCCGGGAAAGACGGGAAAGGGAATAAACCACTAAGGCGGCCCCGGATTCCGTCGCGTGGTCAAGAGCCTGGATTAAACCAGGACGGTCCCCCCTGGAACCAGAGATCCCCTCATCGGCGTAAACTTTGATCACTTCGGCGTCATTTACGTCGGCCCATGCGCGGATCTTTGCCCTTTGTGCATCCAGGGAAACACCGTCGTTTACCTGCATCGCAGTTGAAACCCGAATGTATCCGATCGCCTTCATGTGATCCCCCTTTTGTTCCTTGTGAATTGCTCTTGGCTATATATTTACAACATAATACAACATAGGTCAACATCAAATTTTCGATTTCAGCAAAATTTTTTGATCCCAAGGGGTATAGGTCGGGTCAAACCAAATACTACGCGGCGTTCGGTTCTCGTAAATTATGACAACCTTAATTAAGTGAATATCTATAAATGCACGTCAATCGTACATATACAGACTTTTTGAGTTGAGCCCCTCTTGCATTTTTTTGGGATAGGTAAAAAAAACAAAAGGCCAGGTCGTAACCTGGCCTAATGCCTTGGAAGGAAAGGAAGCGTGAAGCGGGAAGGATCTGAAGATCCCGTTTTCGGGGTCCGTGGCCCCGGATCAGGGAATACTGTTCCGCCTGGTTATTCCCCGATCAATCGGCGGCGAAGTAAACCAACGGGACAAAGCCCGCGGCATGGCAAAGGGTAGCCTACTCTGAGCAACCCTCAATATATGTAAGCACCCCCGAAGGATGATTACTGCCTGGTCTGCGGCCTCAAATAAGCCGTGTAATTGATCCCAGTTCCGACGGTCCCGCTCACAGTCGTATATACGCGCAACTGGTCGTAAACGGTTCCGTTCCGTTCGGTTCTAAATGGTACCACATAGCGGCCCGTGGTGCTGTCCTGATCACCGCCCAAAACTTCGGCGGCCCCAAGCTCCAGGATCGCCAAATCCTCGTAGGTATCGGCGAAATCGGACTTGCTCGAACCCTGCAAGCTGATCTTGAAAAGCTCGTCATTGTCGGCGATTTCGATCGCGGTCACGTCAACCACCAATTCGCCCTTGACGATGCCTTCCCCAACATCCGCCACCTGCGCGGAACTGTCCACCGTGGCGGCGGCGGAACTGGCAACCAGGCCAGCGTCTTTCATTATCAGATCATTATCAATCATGGTTTAACCCCCATTATGCGTTTTTGATGCCCCGGAGCCTGGCGGCGGCCTTCGGATGAAAAACTCCCATTCCGCAAATCCATTCAATCAAAGTCAGGTAATGGATTCCGTCAAGGCCCTGATCGAGAACGTCCATGCTGCCGGCTTGCAAACCAGACACATATTCAGCCGGCCCGAACTTCACCGCGTAGATGGAAGACGAAGCGGCGTCCCCGCCCCCTGGGTTGTCTTCGTCGAAGTCCAGGATCTGATTCCCGTCCTTATCCTCTTCAACGACGGCAATCGGAATTCCAGCGTATGCGGGAATCTGGCGTCCAAAGGAATCACTGACGGTTTCCGTGGCCTGGCCCTCGGCGCGCATAAGGGAATTGACTTTCCGGCGAAGGGTCTTGTTCATAAACAAGACGTCCGGCGAACCCTGAACTTGATCAATCATCTGGTCCAGCTTTGCCAGGGTCAGCGCGTCGCCCCCGGACGTGGAACCCTGATCAACCACCTGGTCCCCGGTCAAACGATTTTCCAACCCGTCGAACTCGTTCGCGTCGTCGGCATTGTCGCCCTTGAAAAACTTCTTCGTGAACTCCAGGGAAACGGCCTTTGCCTTCATCCCGTCGTAAGTCGCCCGGAGATTGTTGACGTTCCCTTGGGTTTTAACCAAAGCGCGGTCAACCTTGGAAGTCCCGCCCAAGACGAAAAGGCGTTCGACTTGCGGATTCACGACTCCGGTTGACTCGGTATAGGATTCATTGATCCCGCGAAAAGCGACGCCCGGCAAAGTCTCTTCCTGATTGTAGACATAGGCTTGCCCGTTAACTCCAAAGAACGGCAACCGTTCCAGAACCGGAGATACGCGCGGGAAGATCTCAATCACGCCCCTTTTGAGCGGATCTTGAACCAATTTTGCAGCTTCAAGCAAAGTGATAGACATATTTGTTCACCTCGATGTTGTTTACTTGTAACCTTGCGCCATGATGGATTGTGGACTCATGCCCTCAAAGTCCGTCGGCGGCTTCCCCCCGGCTCGCTTCGGATCTGGTCCGTCTTGCGCCTGGCCCTGGGAGAAAAGGCCCTTCTTCATGGCATTGCGAATCCAGCGGACTTGATCAGCCGGATTCAAACCGTTTGGAACCAGGTCTTGCATATCTTCAGGAATGTCCTGTTTCAGTTCGTCAACCAACTCCTGCAGCGTCCATTCTGCAGCTTTCTTCTGTTCATTCACCTGTTGAAAGCGCGTATACGGAACGGACTTTTCGCCCTTATCGGCGGCGTGGCCGTCGTGTTGGTTTTGTGCCTGGTTCTGGCCCTGATCGTTTGCGCCTTTATCGTCGGCGGCGACGTGTTGGTTCTTATCTTGATCTGTCATAATAAAACCCCCGATTTACGCCCGGCGGCGGATTAGTCTAGTGCTCTCCAAAATACTTTATACGAATAACCAGAAGGGAAACCGTCCGGCGGTCCTTCCTGGGTCAAATCCTTT